GAAAGTCCGCCCTTTTTTAGTCAGAAAATAAAATAGATTTTTTCTCATTTAACTATTGACATTTATTAGCTGGACTTTATGCCGCTGTTGGTTTTGCAATCTGCTGATCTTTAAATTCTATATCGCCGTATATGGTATTGACTACGAATGATACCGTTAAAACATCATTTTCCATGCTTACCGAAAAATCAGATATACCTTGTATATTTTCATTGACTGATAAACAATCCTCCGTCATTCGCTGCGTTTCTGCCTCTATATATTCCTCGGTGTACCCTTGTCCTATTAAATCCTCAAACTCGTTACCATAATCCCATGTGTAAACATAATACCGGTAACGCGGTGTTTGTAATACTAGCCAAATCCATATTTTAATAGCCTCTAATCCCTCTACGATGTTTCCGGTTAATTGCCCGGTTTTAAAGTCTATTTCGTACTCTTTTGGTGTTTGGCTTTCTTCCTGCTGTTCTAATTCCTCGTCGTCCTCTATGTATGTGGGTAATAAACTCATTTTTACACCAACCTTTCTAAGATAATATATAATTCGTCGCTTACTCTATATACTGCTACTTTATCGCCCTTTTTTAGCGCGCCTATGAATGTATTTTTATCTTTCTTTGAAGGTGTGGCGTTATCAACCGCATAATGATAGCCGGTTTTCAAATGTTCCGCAATCAATAAATCGCTGCCCGACAATTTAAGCGCACCAATAGCGCACGTTGTCGCACTCTCCATAACTCCGATTTGAATAGGCGCGGTATTATCCTTTTTTCCCTGCTCCCGCATCGTATTTAAAATTTCCTCGTATGGGTTCATGTTCCGCGCCTCCTATTCTTCTGTTTCGTCGTATTCTTTGCTATCCATAATGTTTTTAAAATTAAGTTCTAAACTCATTATGTGGGTTCCGTTTTCCCATGTATGCGTATCGCTGTCAATCCAAAACACGCCGTTTAAACCGGTTGCCTTGTCGTAAACCTCTACGCCATTACCTGCGATGCAGGATAAATCGCCGTTGATGCCGTCAAGCGTTACTTTCTTTTCTACGCCGGATAACATATTTTTTGCTGCTGTTTCTGCATTTATGCCCTTTTCTTTTGTATAGATCTGTTGGTATATTCCGTATTTGTCGATCCAATTACCGTTTTTTACCTCTCCGACCTGCTTTTTGTTCTCGTCGTAAATCTTTACAACGTTTACCATGCTGTCTATAGTTTCCTCGTATTTCGTGTTTGTTATGTTGTATTCATCTGCAAGCACGAAATTTTTAACAATCGTTCCTTTTACCTTTACCGTTAATTTCTTGCCTTCCATACGGCATATATATTTTTTTCCGGTCTGCCTTGCGGCTTTTGTGTACGCCATCATAATAATGTCGTATATGCTGCTGCCGTCAATTATCATTTTCTTAATTGTCGCCTTTGTTTCTACGACTGTTCCGGTATCAATTTCAAAATCAGCGCATACCTTTTTTGTTATCCTCTCTGCGGTTGTATTTGAAAAATTATATACCCCGGTGCTTTTAAGAAGGTGGTTTAGCAGATCCGTACATGAATATGTAACGGTTCCGGTTTCGCTCGTTGTTTCCTTTGTTATTACCTCGCCAATGAATAAAGTTGTATTGTTTTCATATAGCTTTATTGTATCGCCCGCCGCAATTTTTAACTTCAAATCAGTTACGTCTTTATCGTTTGGCGCATTTATAACGGCTATTTCTGCCGTTCTTGCTGCCTGTGATGTTGAACCGCCCCAACTTACACTAGATACCGCCTCTGTAATATCTGTTGTATATACATAACCGTCTTTGTATTTTATCCATTTTACTATCATACGTTAATTACCAAATTTTGCCCCGGATATATCAAATTCGGGTTGCCGCCGATCACTCCCTTGTTTTGGTTGTATATCGCGCGCCAATTCGCACTACTTCCGGTTAAATTCTTTGCGATCATACTTAAACAATCGCCTTTTTTTACGGTATATGTTGTACTGTTTACGGCTTTTGCTGTTCTCTGTGTTGCTGCTGCGGTAACTTTCTTTGTAACTTTTTCTTTTCTTTTTGAGGTTTTAACTTTAACCTTCCGATACTCTTTAAACTCCAACGTGAAATTTATATCTTTTGTGCCGTCATTTTCGCCCCATGTGAAACTTTCTATTGTGCAATCCATGTTTATAGGTGTTCCGGTCATTGTAAGACTTAAAACGCCGTTATTTTTCATTTTTTCAATGGTTTTTACACTTTCTTTCGGCGTTGGGAATGTTGAATACTGGCAAAAGCTGTATTTTTGTTTCGGAAAAATAGAGGAAAAGGAAACCGCTTTTAGTTTCCTTTTCCCGATCAAGTTTATTTCTCCTAATTTGTTGATATTGACCTGCGTATTATCGCTTTCGCTCGTTAATTCGTATTCCGAAGGCAATATTGCAAATCGAAAACTTTTTTTATTCTGTCTTAACCATATTTCCATTTGCCGCCCTCCTTTACGGTGTATTAAATGCTACTTTCTTTAATTTGAGTGCCAACGCCTCGGCTATTCTGTCTATATCTTCATCGCTACGCACTTCTATTTTATCCGCTAATTTCTGAATATTTAGCGTGATGCCGCCGGATCCGCTTTGTGCTGCGCCGTCTTTCCGCGCCATTTCCACACTTTTATCATGTGGATATACCCGCGAACCTTGCGGCAGGTCTACGATCTCGCCGCCTCGATCATGTATGATTGCTGCGCCGCCTTTCCAATTATCGGTACCTTTGTAAAGCATCGGTATTGTTGGTATGTTGATACCAAAACTTTTACCGCCTAATCCCGGTACCCAATCCGGTATAGAAATGTTTAATTTGTTGATGCCTGATATTGCGCCGTTTATAATTCCGATAACTGCGTTAATTGGTGCTTTGCACAACGCCGCCAAACTGTCGAATACGCCTTTAAAAATCGTCTTTATACCTTCCCATGCTTTACGCCAATTTCCGGTAAATACACCCGAAATAAACGTTGTCAAGCCGTCGAATATTGTTAATACTCCGCTTATGAGGGAGGTTATTGTGTTTACTGCTGCCGATATTGCGCCCTTAATCGCCGAAAAAGCTACTTTTACAACCGGTACGATAACCGCCATATTCTTTTTAATTAGTGTTGCTATTGCGCCAAATACAACGCCTACAACGATTTTTAACGCCTGCAATACTGCTTTTGCTGTGCTGCAAGTGCTACTAATCTTTTTCCCGAATATTGCAGCTATAACATTTGCTGCGGCTCTAACCACTTTTCCGATCGCTCCAAATACTGTACTAAAGATTGTTTTTAAATTATTTATAATGCTGCTTGCGCGTGTTTTGATGTTATTCAAATTTGCGCTGAATTTTTTCATATCAACGCCGCACTGGCTTAAAACTTTCTTTATCGCATTTCCAACCGCTGTAAAAATGCTTTTTACAATATTAAGGCTCTTAAAACTGTTGATTGCACCTTTTACCGTTCCTGCTATCAGCTTAAACGGTGCTTTTATAATATTTACCAAACCGGATAATGCGCCGCGTGCAATCGTTTTTAATCCATTCAGTGCGCCCTTCCAATCTCCGGTAAATACGCCCTTTACAAATTGCGCCACGCCTTTAAAAATCGTTTTGATATTCTCGATTATCGGCTTTACTGCCTGCGCGAAACCGTTAATATATCCTTTGGCTGCGCTTATTGCAATATCCCATGCGGAGGCTACAAGATCGAAAGCTCCCGCAATTTTGTTTACTGTGCTTTCCGGCAGGAATGTTGAAAACGCCCCGACCACGAAATTTTTTATTGCATTGATCTTTGTTTTAAATATGTTTCCTATAACGTCTACTACGCCGCCTGCTGCCGTCTGAAATCCCTTTAATGCGGTTTCTGCATCTCCGCTAAATATGCCCTTTAGCATCGTTCCGATGCCTTTAAAAATCGTTGTGAAACCATCAAATATTTTCTTTACGTCCTGCACAAGCCCGGTAAACGTCGCTTTTATTCCCGATACAACCGCTTTTATCCCCGGTAATAGTGTATTGAATACGTTTATTATTCCGGCGGCTATATCCGGTGGGAAAATGTTTTTAATACTGTTTCTGAAACTTTGCGCCGCGCTATCCCAATTACCTGTAAATGCACCGCCGAAAAATTCTAAAATTGCATTAAACGCTTTTAATCCTTTGTCTACTGCTGTTACTATGGTATCAAATGCCGCTACTGCGCCGCCTACGATTGTTTCAAATGCGCCGCCTGCTGCATCTGCTCCTTCGCCTATACTTCCTGCAAACTCTTTTTTGAATATCCCGGCTATATTTTTTACAAAACTAGAAATCTTTCCCGCTATGCTGCCGACTGTATTCCCGATTGATGTAAATTTATCTTTGAACCCCTGCACCGAAAAGCCTGCTTTTTCAAAAGCGTTTTTAAACCAATTTCCGACATTTTGTAAAAAGCCTTTTACTTGATCCCAGTTTTTTATAATTAAAGCCGCTGCTACCGCAATCGCCGCCAATACTCCTATAACAATTCCTGCAGGGCTTGTTATAGTTCCGATAATGCCGCCGAAATTCGCTATTGTCTTTGTGATCGTTCCGAAAGTTCTTTGTACAGTTCCAACCATTGTAACGACTTTCCCGAATACCATAATAATAGGCGGTATCGCTGCTGCGATTGCCGCCCATTTCATAATACTATCTACTTGCGCATCACTCAGATTGTTTATATAATCTGCTGCCTTTTGTACCCATGATACGAATTTTTTCAAGTATGGTAATAATTTATCGCCTATTGTTATCGCTATTCCTTCTACTGCTGATTTTAATAGCGTTAATTGTCCTTTTAAGTTATCAAGCATTTTTGCAGCCATAGCCTCCGCGCTGCCGCTTGATCCGTTTATTGCCTCTGTTAATTTGTCAAAATCTGCCGCACTTGCGTTTACAATGGTTAGCAAGCCCGACATACTTTCTTTTCCCGCTAAAGTAGTCGCGTATGATGCTTTTTCGGTTTCCGATAAACCGTTAAATGATGATCGCAGGTTGTTCATAACTTCCGCGAAACTTTTCATGTTTCCGCTACTGTCTGTTAGGCTTATTCCCAACTTTTGCATAACTGCCGCTTGTGCGTCTGTTGGTTTTGCCATGTTTGCAATCACATTTTTTAAAGTTGTACCCGCTGTACTTCCTTTTATTCCTGCGTTTGCCATTACTCCCAGTGCTACGGAAATATCCTCTATGTTATAGCCCATTGCACCCGCTGTCGCTGCGCAATATTTAAAACTTTCGCCTAACATTGTAACATTGGTGTTTGCGTTTGTAGATGCCGCCGCCATAACATCGGCAAAACGCCCGCTTTCTTTGGCTGACATTCCAAACGCTGTTAAACCGTCCGTAACAATGTCGGAGGTTGTTCCTAGATCTTCCCCTGCGGCGGCTGCAAGGTTCATAATACCCGCTATACCTGCGGTCATATCTGCGGTTTTCCACCCCGCCATAGCCATATACTTCATAGCCTCCGCGCTTTCACTCGCGGAAAAAGAAGTAGTTGCACCCATTTCTTTAGCTTTTGCCGTTAATGTCGCTAAATCCTGCGCGCTCGCGCCGGATATTGCGCCCACTTCTGACATTGCCGCCTCGAAATCAGCGGCGGTTTTTACCGCCGCCGTTGCCACGCCCGCGATCGGTACGGTGATCGCTTTTGTTAGGGTTGATCCAACGCTTGTAATTGTCTTGCCCGCGCTCTGTATCTGTTTTCCGGCTTTTATTGCCTCGTTTCCCATGCTGCGCATACTGTTTATCACTTCTTTAGACGGCTTTGTAAAACCGTCTATAAACTGTATTGCTGTACTTATTACCCTGCCCACATCAACCACCTCCTCCGAAGGCTTTTTCTATTTCTTTGTTTCTTTCCTCTTTGTCGCGCAATTCCTGCCGCATATACGCCCGCGCTATGCGTTTCTGTCCTTCCGGCAGGTTCATGTATTCAAATGGTTTCCAATTTTTAAAGCGATAGTGCAGGTAATCCATTTGTACCTCCCTATCGCTTTTGATTAGTTTTTTACTTCTTTGTCTGTTTTTTCTTCATCATCGAAACCGCTTAACTTTGCGATTTCTGTTGAAATTCTGTTGATCTCGCCTTTAAAAATCTTTTTTGCTGCGTCCGCAGGTGTAGCAACCCCTAAATGCTTTAAAAGTTCCTCATTTTTTAAATTTGGATCGACAATTCCGGCTGCTGCAATTTTGGCATTTGTACTAAACGCCCTGCCGTAATCAACCTCCCCTTCCTCGTCTAATCCACTTGCTGACAATCCTCCGAAAAGATCGCCGTCTACTGCCTGTATTGTTACCTCTGCATCTTCTCCAACGATTTTAGATAACTGTTTGCTCTTTAACTTCTTTGTTTCGATCTTGTCAAATTCGCCCTTGTCAACTGCTAATAATTTCTCTACTAAATTCATGGTTATTTTCTCCTTTACATGAAAATAGGGCGCATCACGCGCCCCTTGATTGTTATTTTAATTAGATTGTCTGCATCGGTTCCCAATCCTGGAAAGTAAAACCGTAACTTTCCTCCCCGGTCTTTCCTGCCTCCCAGTCTGATAAGATCATCTTATCAATCACGCAACCGTAATATGCTACACGCTCCGCGCCGATTGCGTCCGGATCGTTCACATTGGAAATAATTGTGTGTGTCGGTGTCTTTCCCGCCTTTACAATTTTATTTACCTTATTCATTACAAAACTGTTGATTTTGTGTAACTTTAATTCGCCCTTTGGCTCTAATCCGGTTACTTTCTGACCGTCTACCAAATTCTGACACTGTGAAATTGCCGTTTTCTTTAATGTTACCTCTGCTTTGCAGGCTGTGACCTGTGCTAAATATTCGCCGTCAAACCATACTTCGCCCCATGTTCCATTTATAACCTGCTCCGGTCTAAAACCTTTCATGTTCTTTTACCTTTCCTTTCTGCCTTAGATGTAAATAGGCATTTTAATATCTTCGATCGCATCTAATACTTTTACATTTCCGGTTAAAAATACAAATGCGCCGGTGTCTGCTGTTATAATTTCCTCGTCGCTACATTCGTCAACGTCCTTTACGGTTCCGTCGTCAAGTGTTGCCTGCAGCCCTTTGCCTTTTAAATATTCTCTGATTGCGTCCGCATCTAATCCAACCGAATAGCTGCTTACAATACCGTCGCGCTGCAACTGTGCAAAATAACTACTAATCGCCGATAACAGCAGGCATTTATTGGAATATGAATTTGCGTATTTCCCTAAATAGCTGTCCTGTGCTGTTTTGGTAATATCGTCGTTTATCATGTCCATAGCCTCGACGATCTTAATTTTCTTGAAACTGTCGCCTTTGCCGTCTATTGTTGTTACGAAACTATTAACACCTCTTACAACTTTTACCTTCTCGCCGTCATAGAAAATAATAAATTCCCCTTTGTCTACCGGTGTATCAATATCAGTAAGTCGCGTGCAATCCGATAATTCAGAAAGTGGCGCATATGTGCAGGCGATCGTCATAGGTGTACCGGCGATTAGCCCGGCGATTCTCGCGCAATACTGTTCTGCTGTGTATTTCGTATCAACTGTTGTTTTTGTTCCATTCTTCGCGGTTACGGTTTCTGTTTTTACCGCCGTTTCCGTTGTGTAGTTGATAATACCTTCGTTATCTGCCGCCGTATTTGGTAATACCGCTTTGATTTTCTTTTTCTTAACGTCGCGCATGGTTTTAACCCACGTTGCAATATCCTGCGCCTTCTGATCGGTTTCAACTGTCGGAATAGCCAAATAATTAAATTTGATTGTTTCCGATGCCTCCATAGCCTTTTTATAGCCCGCGTCGATCGCCGCTTTTTCTGCGTCGTCTGCAATTCCCATGCAATACACAATTACCTTCTTCGGGGCGTTTGTGTAGCCAATCATTGCAAGTTTGATCTGTTCTACTGTTGTATCTTTTAAGCTATCCGGTATGTCTTTCTCTGTTACAACCGTAACCGGATTTACCGCCGGTGCTGCTAATGTGTCTTTTACCCATAACATCACGATCCCGCGCTCGCCTCTTGTTACTGCTGTCATTGCTTTTTCTATAAAGCTAATTGTTATACTTGGTGCGCCCATTTTAAACCTCCTTAACCTTGCGTTACTTTTACGCCTAATCCTTCCGCTATCGGCGCGGTTTCTTCTCTCTGCGTGTTTTCCTTGTAATCAATTTGGATATTTAATTGTAAAATAGTAAACGCACCATAGCGAGTACTCCTTAAATTTTACAGCCGTCATCCCTGGCGACTGTATGTTTGATATTTTATT